CTGCATATCTATAATTTATACCTTGAATAGTTTTGTAGTAATTCTTTCTGTCTCCTCTATTCGTCATAGGATATAAAAGACCCCATTTATTATAAATTGTACATTGGAATAATTTATTATAATTTTCTATTTTTTCATCTTCATCTGTTATATTTTTATTATTAGCATAAGTCATAAACCAATTAGACATTATATCTTCCTCTTGTGTTCTATGATTTTGATGAATATTTCCTATAGTTCCGTCAAAATTTCCACAACCACCACCGGGTCTTCCGGAATTTGCCGCTATCAATGTTCCAATTTTGGGAGGATTACTACCTGAATATTTTTTATATATGTTAGCGCCTACATTTGTCATACCATTTCTATTTTTTTCTATCTCTACAATCTGTATATCATTGCCAGTTCTATTTTTTGTAAATTTAAGTAATTCAGGTATTGATATATTTGTACTATTATACTCTTTAAAATCTAAATATTGTTTATCATATCTGTATGAATTATATAACATATACTCTTTTTTTCCATTATGCATTTGCCTTAACATATTAAGACACTCTCTATCAACCATAGGAGACATAGGAGACTTAGGAGACTTAGGAGACTTAGGAGACTTAGGCGTAATTGGTACACTTGGATTAGGAAAAGGAATTGCTGAAGGATTTAGTGTACGTTTTGCAACCATATCTTCGGTATCTCTTGTGCCTCCGGCGCCGCCCGTGCCGCTCGCGCCTCCTGTTGTTTTTTTATGAGTATTATTAATATGTCTTTCTACAATCCTGTGTAATTTTTTAATTATAATAGAATTTAAATAATCTTTTCTATCCATAATAATTTTATAGTTTTCAATTATTTTATTTGAAATTAATATAAATGCATTATTCTTTTTAACGACAATATATGCAATATTTCTATATAATCTTGCATATTTGTCATCAATATTGTTAGTTATTTCTTTGATAACATCAGATTTATTTTGTTTACTATTTCTTGATTTCCAGAAAAAATCACCATTCTTTGTTTTATTGATGGACAATTTAATAATTTTATTATTATTTGCAAATAAATAATGCTTTAGAATAGAAGAAATATACTTCTTTTTAGATGAATTAATTGAAAAATATTTAATATGTTTTTTATTATCTTCAATATCAATAAATATTATATATTTTTCTGCCATTTCTTATTTAATAGCAAATATAATTAGTAATTAATTTATGCAAAAAAAATCTATATTACTTTATTAAGAATGAAAGCAATTGCGATATTTCTACTTTTCATAGGTACTATATTAATAGTTCAAGGATATTATAGTAAAAAAGACAATACATGTGAAAAAGAGAAGGTGATTATTAAATATGTTCCAAGAAGTATATATGAAGACCAAATGAAACCAGAAGAAAGTCTAGAAACTTATTATAAGGGAATGTTTGAAAATATAATATTAAAATAATTATTTTTATCCTTAATATTATTAAATGGATATATTAAGAAATATTGAAAAAAAAATATTAATAATTTTGAGTGATAAAGACAAGATTGATATTTCTAAAATTAATAATTTAAAAGAAGATATAAAGATTTATGTAGACGATATTGATAAAAAAAAAGAGATAATAACTGGTAAGAAAAATAAATATATAGAATTATATCATAATAAAAGATTAAATAATGAAGAAAAATATGAAAAATATTTAATTGAAAAAGAAAATCTTATGAGAGATTTAATAAAACATAAAAATAAATCTAACCTACATGATTATTTAAACAAAAAATTAGAATACATTTCTGACATTCCTAAAATATATACTTATGAGAACATATCATTAGAAGAAAGGCAAGTATCTATCCCTCCCAAGGAACTCAAGGAACCCAAACAACCTAAACAACCTAAGCAACCCAAAGAACCCAAGCAACCTAAACAACCTAAGCAACCCAAGGAACCCAAACAACCTAAAGAACCTAAAGAACCTAAAGAACCTAAGGAACCTAAAGAAACTAAAAAACCTAAGGAACCTAAAGAACCTAAGGAACCTAAGGAACCTAAGGAACCTAAGGAACCTAAGGAACCTAAGGAATGTCCTGAAGGAAAAGAGATAAATCCAGTAACGAAACGTTGTGTTAAAATATGTGACAAAGATAAAATAAGAAATCCTAAAACAGGCAAATGTGAAAAAATAAAGTCTGATAAACAAGATAAGGAATGTCCTGAAGGGAAGGAGATAAATCCTGTAACGAAGCGTTGTGTTAAAATATGTGACAAAGATAAAATAAGAAATCCTAAAACAGGTAAATGTGAAAAAATAAAGTAGATTATTATTTACTACATAATTTAATAAATACTCTCTAACATTTTCATTTTTTCAACTAACATTATATTGCGTAATAATATTAATTATCTTAATATAATATATTATTAGATTAATGTCAGTTTCAACAACTAAACCGCAATTAAATACAGGTAACGAACATAACGATATAAACGACCCCGTTGTACAAGATGTTCTCAATGAATTCCGCGAAGAGTTATTATCTTCTAAAAATAAAGAAAATGGTGTTAATTCTATGCATCAACAAATTATACCACCTCCAAATATGATACCTCAGCAATTAAATAATAATCAACCATTTTATAATAATCCTCCTGGTATGCCCCCTAATATTCTAAGCGTTCCTCCTGGTATGCCAGGAAATTATCAAAATCAACAACCAAATATATTTTATCCTCCTTCAGCATCGCCTTATCAAAATATGAATAAAAATGATTATATGATGTATATAGATATAGAATTAATTAAAAAAAATGTAATAATAGTATTAATAGTATTTTTAATATATCATAGTGGTATAATAAATAACATATATGATAAAATCCCCGATTATTTACAAGAAAATATTACAACCTTTGATGTATATATAAAAACCACATTAATTTTTATAATACTATACTCCATATCTTATTTAGGATATGTATAAAATTCTCTAATAATTATAAGAGTATTTTATATCTTGTACAGACGCCTTACTTTGTCTCGCCGAAACAAAGTAATTATAAACATATAAACAAATTATAATAAATGTTAATATCATAGATATTATGGTAGTACCTAAAATTACACTATAACTATCGGAATCATATATTTCTTTATTAATAACTATGAAAGCAACTATCATAGAATTATATATTAGGACTATGAAAGCATAAACAATCATAAACAAGTGATGACTTGTAAAATATCCCCATAATAATGCAATAACTAGTATTATGCTAGTTATGCTGTATCCAATAATAATGAATACATTTTTAACAATATTATCATTTTCTGTTTGTGTTACAAATGTTTCTTTCATTATATATACTATATATCTAATAATTATTAAGATAATTTATTATCATTATTTATATTTTTGTAAAATTCTTTCACATATATATTTGTTTTGAAAGAATTTTTATCTACATCTATAATCTTTATAGAACTCAAATTTTTAGCACGAGACAAAGCAGTATATGATTGACCGCACGTAAATATATTAGGACCCAAATCTAATTCTAATGCATCTATAGTCATTCCCTGTGATTTATGAATAGATAGAGCATAACATATTCTAACTGGCATATGATTTATAAAAGACTTGTTATTATTATTAAAAATATCGGTATAATAATTAATTTTATGAATATTACCTTCAACATCGCAAATAATTATAAAATCATCGTCTAAATGCTTAATTATACCACGTGTTCCATTTACTAGAGAATTTTCTATATTTATATTTCTAATAATAATTATTTGCGAATTTAAAGTAAGTTCTATCATATACTTATCTCTCTCTTTTTCCATATCAATACTAGCAGTTGCAAAATAAGTTTTTGATATATATCCTTGAGATTTAAGTTTTTCTATTTCAATAATATTAATTTTATCTACGTTAACATTTGTAGGGTATAATTTTGTGGGAATTATTCCATTTTCAAATTTAGTATCTCGCAATTTATTTAATACATTTATTATATTATCTGTACATTTACCCTTCCTAACAATTCTCAAAATATTTTGAAATAGTAAATCATCGCTTTGTCTTATTAATTTTTCTAATAAAATAACCTTAATATTTATCTTATTCCATAATTCAGATAGAAAGCAATATTGACCTTTCACAGGAGCTAATTGGCAGAAATCTCCTATTAAAATCAGTTGAATATTTCCAAAATGTACATCGGTCATTCTTATCATACACAATAATTCAGATATTTTTTCAAATAAATCCTTATCAAGCATAGAGACTTCATCAATAATTAATGTATCTATTTTCAATATATTTTCAAATTTTTTCTTATTTTTTAAAAGATTACTAAATATTTCCTTTGTAGTTCCAGTACCTAAACCGAGTCCCAATAAAGAATGTAGAGTTTGACCCCCTACTATAATTGCAGCAGTTCCAGTCATAGCAGTTATGGCATATTTTTTATCATTATTTCTTAAATATTCCATAATATATTTAATAGTATATGATTTTCCAGTACCCGCAGATCCTGTTAACAATATATTATTTCCATTCATAACACATTCTACTGCATATTTTTGTTCCTTATTTAAAAGTTCCATTATAAAAATAAAACATAATTATAATCATTTTTTATATATAATTATTAAACTACAAATAAAAATTTATATCCATTTATATCCGATACTGAATATAAAAAATTTGAGAAAAACAATTGTTAAATATCTATAATGTTTCAAAAAATTTTTTTATGCCCTTATTTTTTTTGTTATAATTTGATATAAATATATTATTCTTATTTTGGATTCTTTTCACTACCATATTATGGTAGATTTCTTCGTGTGTAGGCGAAAAGTTATAATACCATTTTTTTAAAATCTCTATATCAATTATTTTTCGCGGATTACATTTGTATTCTCTATACATATATAGAATTGCTCTTGAAATAAAACCACGCGAATCATTATTAGGTACAAAAAGTTTATCCTTGTGATTAACATAATTATTATATTCTAATTCTACCCAATTTTTATCACGTTTATCACAATCATCGCGAAACCTATAATTAGACCTATTTACATTTAACGTATTGATTGTTTTAATAATATTATGCATATCATTTGATTGCTTTATGTTTAAAAGACTTTGAGGATAAATATGTTCTGCTGACAAAAATTTGTTCTTTATATCTACTTGAGCAAAATTCTTGTCGGTATAAATAATTGGCATTTTGCTATCATTCAATATAACATCCTTAATAATATTATGTTGCATTCTAAGAGCTAAATTGTAATAACATTTCACTGAACTTGTCATACTACTCAATAGTATAATTATAAGTATATATCGCATATACTATTTATTATATATATTAAGTTTTAATAAAAATACTATCATTTTTTTAACAATATAGTTTTGTAAATAATATTATATTATTATATTATTATAATTATAAAAATTGATAAAGGAATTTGATATACAAATTACCCTTTTACAATATGTTTAAGAACTCATCAAGCGATGCATATTGCGCTGCTTCAGTTACTAACTTTACTGACAAAGATTATTTTGTAAATATTGTTAAGTATTTGGATGGTTATTGTGAACTCAAAAAAATGAGTGAAATTAATAGATCATCAAATACCTTAATTAAATGCGAAACAAATCTCAAAAAAATTGTTAAAGAAAAGAGAAATAGATATAATTGCGATATGTTAAAAAGCAATTTAGTAAAAAAATTTAGATACGAAAATGATAATGAATATCGCAAAACTTTGGATAAACTAAAGAAAAGTACAAAAAATTACAAAACACTTACTGATAAAGAATGTTTCTATATGATGTATAGACAAAATGTTGTATTATATACTAAAAAGATGAATAAATCTTGTTTACCATACTTGGAAGATATTATTTCATATTATTTTCAAGAAAAAAACAAAAGAGATAATTTTGCAAATATTTACATTCAAAAAATGTCATTGTATATATCAAAACATTTATATAATATCATATTATCATTTAATAATAAACTTAAAAATGAGAATATTGTATTATGGTTATCGTAATAATGGATTACATTTCTTACATATATTGAAAATTTAGAATATCACAAACATTATTCGTCGTAATATAATTGTACTATTTCAAGAAGTTTATCTGTTTTATTATTCTCTTGCAACCAATATGCAATAGTTTCTTTTAATGTTTGAAGTCGTGTATTCCATTCAATTTGTTTGGATTTTTTTACACAACATACTCCATGTCCATTTATTGTCCAACACGATGTTACATTTGTTTTATTTTGTTTATAATCATCAGGATTAAATCGGATGAAGATTATATATCTATGACCTACATCTTCAGATAGTTCCATAATGCGTCTATTTTCACATGAACAATCATAATTTATATGCTGATTTTCGTCTATTTCTACAATGATTATTTGATATCCAAGATCTATAAATATATCCGGTCTTCGTCTTGAACATCCTCCGTGAATGCGTTTATCTGTTACGATTTCTATATCAGGAAATTGTTCTTTTACAAAATGCACAACAGCGGTTTCTTTTGTTTTATAATTTCTGGAAACTGGTTTATCAGGAAACAGATGTATATAGCAGTACATACAATATCCTTCATATTTATAACAAGGACGTGTATTACACCATTCAGACAGACATCTTTTATTTTTTATATCTACCATACCATCAAGTTTATGAGTAGCACAATATAGTGCTTTTGATTGACCTTCATAGTTACAATTAGGTTGTGTATTACATCCTTCGTGTATACATCTTTTATGTGTGATATCTATCATACCATCAAGTTTATGAGTAGCACAATATAATGCTTTTGATTGACCTTCATAGTTATAATTAGGACGTGTATTACATCCTTCATGTATACATCTTTCGTGTTTGATATCTACCATACCATCAAGTTTATGAGTAGCACAATATAATGCCTTTGATTGACCTTCATAGTTATAAGCAGGTCGTGTATTACATCCTTCATTTATACATCTTTTATTTTTGATATCTACCATACCATCAAGTTTATGAGTAGCACAATATAATGCTTTTGATTGACCTTCATAGTTATAAACAGGAAGTGTATTACATCCTTCATTTATACATCTTTTACTTATGATATTTACCATACCATCAAGTTTATGAGTAGCACAATATAATGCCGTTGATTGACCTTCGTAGTTATAATGAGGACCTGTCTTACATCCTTCGTGTATACATCTTTTACTTTTGATATCTACCATACCATCAAGTTTATGAGTAGCACAATATAATGCCGTTGATTGACCTTCGTAGTTACAATGAGGTTGTGTCTTACATCCCTCGTGTATACATATACAAGGCATATGAAGTATATTTGTATAAGATTATTAGATAATCAAATATATTATTTATATAATATCATTTTTTTTATAAAGGTCTAAATCAATCTTATGATTATGATTATAATTATAATTAATAATACATAATAAAAATAAATTTTTGTATAAAATTACAATATCATTTTTTTAGCAATATCAGTATAGAGAATACTGAAAAATATATACATATTATGGTGTATATCTTGATTTATATCTGGTTTAAATATATTTAGCAACCTCTTTGATTCAAAATCTCCATGTATCCAATAATGGATCATAAAAGGGTTTGATTCATATTTCCCTTTTTTAACTGAGTTCCAGTCATTAGAGCACGTTATAAGATTATCTAATTTCAGATCATTTATAGGATAAATCAACTCTCTATCATATATAATATTAATATGTTCTCTTAAAATATCTGCATCATTTCCGTTCATATATTTATCCATTATATAACCTCCTCCGAAAATATCAAATTTACTAAAAATATTAATTCCACGATTATCAATAGATTCTGGAATAGAATATAATAATTTATGCAAAAATCTATTATTTTTATTTGCTGCAAAAAAAGCATTGCATAAATACCTGTCAGTATTATATATCAGTTTAGTTTGTTCTGAAGGTTCAAAACTAATATTAAATTTATCTTTTGAAAAATCTATTAATGTATCTAGATCTTTTAAAATCAAAATATCTAAATCAATATATATACCTCCATAATGGTAAAGTATCATTATTCTAGCAATATCACCTCGTTGAACACCTGTCAATGCCAAATTATAAATTTTGTAAAAGTTTGGGTAATGCTCGTTTATTAGTTTAATTATCATTTCATCTGTCCATAAAATAAATTCATAACCTTTATCTTTCAATAATTTAATATTCTCATCTCTAATATACTTGAGAATTTGCGGTAATGGATTATCACTCCATGTTTGATGAATAATCTTCGGAATCATATATATAATATTATACTAAATAATATCTTTATATATTGCATGTAACGAAAGTCACGAAAGTCGCGAAAATTACTTAAGTTAACGCCATTAATGTTTTATCTACAATATAATCAATAATAACTATCATATTTATTAGTTTAACATTACAAAAATCAAAACTAGGAACATATATAGAGGTAATATTAAAGTTACCAAAAATATTAAGAGCCCACATAAATTTAAAAAATATCGTATATAAGAACATACTTATTTTATCATCATACGACCTATAATGTATTAACGTATCGCTGTAATAATATACAGGTAATATATGAAATATTACATTGCAAATCATATATTCTGTTCGTAATAATGTAGAACTAGAAACATTTTTAATAAATTTATTTAAAACAAAGGGTTCTCCATCAATAGTTTCAAATAATACTCTAGGATCGTATATTAAAAAACTATGAAATAATATCATAATTATTAATGAATTATTAGCGATAAATTTGGATATTAATAAATTATTTATTTCAAATATATTAATTAAAATGTAATTTGCAAAGATTATATATATATTCCAATTCGTGTATTGATTAATTTTTCTTTTTATAACATTTATTTTAATAGAACTATTATATTTACTACTTATCATCATTGAAATAAACACCATATAAAGAAAAAAATCAAACTGATCGTTATCTTTATTGTATATCGCTAATTCGTTCATAATACTATATTTTATATAATATTATCTTATATCTTATATATTATTTATTAATTATTATTCCAAAGGCGATGAAGTTATGGACATTCCACAATATTCTACATTTTTTATTTTAAAATCCTGTTTAATATATAATCCTATATTTATGGCTTCTTCTAAAATCCATCTAAAATTATCCCAAAATTCTTCTGTATGTCCTATACTTTCAGTCGCCAAATGCGCAAATTCGTGCAATACTACAAAAAATAATGTATTTATATCCACCAACTTGTCATTATTACGCAAACACAAAATAATTTGCTCTCCCTTATTTATAGAATAACTAGTGTAACCGGGAGTAGTAACACCTTCCTTCAATCTATCCGGTCTAAAATTTTTTTTTAATTGTTTGATTCTATTATCGTTCTTTCCATAAGATTTTTCCAAATGCTCCATCAATATAACTAATTTTTCTCTTATTTTTGCAATTAAATTTGCCGCCTCTAAAGAATCATCTTTTATTTGGACAATATATTCCTTATTATCTACGTTACTTTTTACTGTTATTAATCCGTAATTTGCGTAATAATTATAAATATAGTAGATTCCGATTATAGTTGCTATAATTATGATAAACCCTTCTATGTTAATTTCCATACTTCTATTACTTATAATAAAATTAAAAATTGATTAATATATTATTTAAATAATTAATCAATATAACCTATTATAATGGATTTTCCAAGAAAAAGCTACGAACCTTTAGATAAAAAACCTATAGAATTTCAAATAACAGATATATATATTCCCGAGGGAGATAGAATAAAGGATAAGGATTTTGAAGAACTATATTCTATGATATTATTTGGTGTTTGTGATAATGGTGCAACAATATCAACGAAGGTAAATTGTTTCAAACCATTCTTTTATATTAAACCACCTGAAACGTGGGAAAAATATAATGATAACGTATTTGAAGCAAAAGTAAGTGAATTGAAGAATGTAATTTTAAATGATAAATATACGGCGTCATTTAATGGTAATAAATATGAAAAGAAAATTATACCTAATAATATGTTATCTCATTTTTCAAGTATTTCAATTGTTGAAAAGAAGGATTTTTGGGGATTTACAAATAATAAACTATTCAGATTTATTAAATTATCTGTAAAATCTCTCAAGTTATACAATAACCTAAAATACTATTTTAAAACATTGGAGAAGCAAGGTTTCAAAGCATATGAAAGCAATATAGACCCTTTCCTTAAATATATCCATATTCAAAATATCAAACCTTGTGGATGGGTTAAAATTGATAAATATGAAATTGTAGATGATACCAGTCGTTGCGATTATAATATTAGCGTAGATGGTAAGCATATTATTCCTTTAGAAAGTAATAAAATTGCACCTATTCTTATAACGTCTTTTGATATTGAATGTACCAGTAGTCATGGAGATTTTCCAGTTGCTAAAAAGAATTATAGTAAGGTTGCGCAAGATTTGGCATTAGTAGCAAAAGCAGGTTATGAATACACTAGCGATTTTATTATATACTGGATTAAATCTATATATAGAAACGATGTTATCATAGATGAAAAAACCAATTTAAAAATTAATCGCGTATATGCTAAGAGAAAAATAACTCAAGAATATATTGACAAAATAGCATCATTGTTAAATGAAAAGATGTCAGATATTATAGATATTTTAGATAAAATTTCTGCATCTATAAAAAATGAAAAACCAGGAATTACTGAAGATATTACTTTAGATGATAATGATTGTAATGACGATGATGATTGCAATATGACTATTGCACAATTGAACGAAGAAGAATCTAAACTTGCAAAAATTTTAGATAAAATTTTGACACCACTTGAAGGAGATAAAATTATTCAGATAGGAACTACAGTCCATATGTATGGTTCAGATAAAATCGTATATAAAAATATTATTACATTGGATACATGCGATTCAATTGATAATTGTGTAGTAGAACCATGCAAAACAGAGAAAGAATTATTAATTAATTGGAAAAAATTAATGAATGAATTGAACTCGGATATCGTAACAGGATATAATATATTTGGTTTTGATATGCCCTATATTTGGGACAGAGCAGTAGAATTGGGTATAATAGAAGAATTTGAAATTGGATGGGGAAGAATATTCGGACGTAAAACTGCCCTCGTAGAACAAAAATTGTCATCTTCTGCACTAGGTGACAATATATTGAAGTATATTGATATGGACGGTGTGGTTTTAATAGACTTATTGAAGGTTATGCAAAGAGAACAAAAATTGGATAGTTATAAATTAGATAATGTCGCATCAATATTTTTAGGAGATAATAAGAATGATTTGAAACCGCAAGAAATTTTTAACAAATTTAAAGGAAATTCAAGAGATCGTTGTGAAATTGCAGAATATTGTATTCAAGATTGTTGTCTAGTTAATAGATTAATTCATAAATTAAAAATTATTGAAAACAATATTGGAATGGGAAATGTATGCTTAGTTCCATTAAATTATTTGTTTCGCAGAGGACAAGGTATCAAGATATTTTCTCTTATAGCAAAACAATGTATGGAAAGAAATTCATTAATTCCTACCATCAAATCTTATAATGATAATCTTATTGATGTAGATGATGGATACGAAGGTGCTGTTGTACTAGAACCAAAAGAAGGGATTTATTTAAATGAACCAATTGTCGTATTTGATTATGGTTCTCTATATCCATCATCTATGATTTCCAGAAATTTATCTCACGATTGCTTTTTAATGGATGAAAAATATAGAGTTGAAGATCCTAATATAGAATATAAAAACATTTATTATGATATATACGAAGGAAAAGGAGACAAAAAGAAAAAGGTAGGAGAAAAAGAGTGTACCTTTATCCAGTATAAAGATGGGAAAAAAGGTATTATTGCAGATATTTTAGATATGCTCTTAGTTGAAAGAAAAAACACTAGGAAAAAAATTGAATATAAGACTATTAAAGATGTGTCAAACAATACATATATCGGATTATGTAGCGATAAAGGAGATACTTATAATGTAGTAAATATTGATACTGGAGAAAATCATAATATTGAAAAAAATAAAGTTGTATCTATTGAAGATACGTATAATAGTTTTGAACAAGATGTTTTAGATTCAAGACAGATTGCTTATAAAATAACTGCAAACTCTTTATACGGACAGATTGGTGCTAGAACTTCGTCTATATATCTTAAGGAAATAGCAGCATGTACAACTGCAACAGGTAGAGATATGATTATGTTGGCGAAAAAATTCGTAGAAGATAATTATGGTGCTGATGTAATATATGGAGATACTGATTCAATATTCTGTAAATTTCCATTGAAAGACGAAGAAGGAAATATTGTATTAGGAAAAGATGCATTGCCTTACGCTATTAAAATGGGAAAGAAAGTTGAAAAAGAAATTGCTAAAATAATGCCAAAACCTCAAAAATTAAATTATGAGAAATCACTATATCCTTTCATACTCTTAAGCAAAAAGAGATATGTTGGGAATCTATATGAAACAGATGTAAATAGTTTTAAGCAAAAATCAATGGGTATCGTATTGAAAAGACGCGATAATGCACATATTGTTAAGAAAATATATGGAGGAGTTATTGATATTATTTTACAAAAACAAGATTTGAGAGCATCTATAGAATTTCTCAACGAAGAACTAAAAGACTTAGTAGAAGGTAAAACATCTATTAATGAACTTATAATTACTAAGAGTATAAAAGCATCTTATAAAGACCCTTCAAAAATAGCACACAAGGTTTTGGCAGATAGAATTGGTGCGAGAGACCCTGGTAATCGCCCGTGTGTAAATGAAAGAATACCATTTGTATATATTAAAACGAATAATCAAAATTCTCTTCAAGGAGATAGGATAGAAAATCCAGAATATATCAAAGAAAATAATTTGACACCAGATTACCTACATTATATTACAAATCAAATTATGAAACCTATTATACAATTATACGCGCTTTGCATTGACCATCTGCCCGGATATGATAAAGACGATGAATATTGGAATAATATAGATCTAGAATTGCAGGGAAAACCAATGTACAGCGATGAACAACGAAGGAAAAATAGAATACAAAGTCTAAAATTATTAGCAGTCAAGGAATTATTATTTGATAAATATATCAATATACTAAGTGAACCTAAAATTAAAAAGATTTCAAAGGTAAAAGCAAAAAGTAAGGCGAAAGAACAATTGACAATTCAAGATATAAATTGTGATTGTGATAATGGAGATGAAATAATATCATTAGAAAAAGAAAAATTGAAAAAACAGGACAAAACAATTGAACCAGGAGTTTTGAAGGCGGATGTTAAAATAGTGAAAAATATAAAAAGCGGGTTGATTTTGGCAGAAGCATATATTTGTGATGGAACACATAAGGTTTGGAGATATAAAAAAGAAAATTGTAAAGATAAGACTAAAGAATATCTAAATATTGTGAGAAAAATTATTAATTATAATAAAGATATAAAATATATTATTACAATTAATAATAAAAAATTCCTAACAGAATATAGTAATGCAGTTGTATATTATAAAGATTTAGAAACCAGTAAGGAAACAAATATATTGAAGAATATGTTTGAAAATCAAAATATTGGCGATATTAAAATTATTAATTACATTAGATTATTTAGTGATATTATTGAGGATTACAAATCATTTACATTATTAGCAAAATAAGTATTTAATAATTATACTCGCTTTCTCTTTACCTACTCCATCTATTTTACAAAGTTCTTTATTTTTATCTTCGCAATCATTTAACTTAGTAATTAATTCTATCATATTTGGATAAATTTTTGATATATTTTTTGCAATTACGTTAGATATATGAGGTATCTGCGACAATTGCATAATATAACAGGTATTAACATCAATATTATCTATCTTCTTCTTTTTTAATTTTATAAAATCTGTATAACTTGATGTATCTGTAAAAGATTGTGACATTGAAGATGTGGCAGATATTTCTGTATTAGCATTATTTGACGAACTAATAAATTTTTTAGGATTATCAATCATTTTAATAGCGATAGAAAGGATAAGAGTAACTGTTTCACTTATATTTTTAGTAAATAATATTCTAATATTATCTCTGAATAAGGTATTTATATAAGCTCCTTGTATTGTTGACTTGTTTTTAGAATACACCTTTGAAGATATTATATCATCCTCTTCAATAATATACGATAAATACTTTTGATTATATGTAGATAACATCCTTGCTTTTTGTTCACGATATCTTCCGTCGTGTATAGATGAAATTAAGTCTCTTATTGTTTTTCTTTCAAATATATATAAGTTTTCATTAAATTTTATATGAATATCCCCAATACAAATAGTCTCTTTGACAATACTTATTTTATCCTTATAAATATCTAAATCTCTATCTATAATATCATCATATAAAGCATTCTCTCGTGTATCAACAAATATTAACAAGTTATCCATTATTTATTAAAATATATATATTTTATATGTTATATATAATAGATTATATATAATAAAATGTTAAATAATGATGAAATAATAACATATATTTGTATAATATTAAGTTTTATAAATATATCAATATTATTTTACGTATATTTTATTGACAAAAATAAAATACAATATTTGTTTTATATATTTAATATTTTTATATTCTTCCTTATCATATTTATAATATACTTTTCTATGCAACAAAATAATAAGGAAAATATTATTGAATTTAATGTCTTTTATTATTTAAGAATAATTTTAATAATATTAAATTTAATATGTTTCAGTTTTTATATTAAATATTTTTTAACAGATAATATAAAAACAAAAAAAATAATAGGAGGAGGAGGTGATGGAGGTAAATTAGATGTTTATTCTAATAAAATTAAAGGCGGAGGTTATACAGTATCTTTAGCGGCATCTTTAAAAGATCTTGCATTAAAAAGTAATGCAGACATTAATACTAAAACATTTAAAGATATGGCAAAAAATATTGTTGCATCAATATTAGATACTAGCAGTTACTCATCTGAATTATCTGGTAACAAAAATAAAAAAATATATAATAATGAGTTAATTTCTCTATTTATAACATATGTAATACATATATTACAAAAACCAAGTAATCTGCAACAACAATTGCAAAGTAATTATAATATTGACGATTCATTAGCGGCAAATATTAATCGTCATATGTATAATTATTTAAGCGACGAAATTATTCTACGTTCTTATCCAAAAGAGACTTTTAATGATTTTGGAAAAGAATTATATGTTACTCTTGATAACGAGTTAGAATATCAACAATAATTATATGTATAAATATATGTAAATTACTAAACTATTGATTTTTGTGTATATGTTTCATAGTTCTATTTATAAACTTTTCTACAATTGTGTTTAAAATATGTTTAGCATCATCACCCTTAATTTCATTATTAATTTTTTCTATCAAAAATTTACTTTCTCTTTTAATGTTAATTTTCTTATTATATGTCTGTCTATCCTTGCTCGCTTTGATATAACTGATAATAATATCTACGGAATTTTTTTTATTAAAATCTATTATTTCAAAATAATTATTGTAAATTAAATTATATATTAGCATTTTTGTATTTATTATATCTATAATTTTATAGTTTTTCTTATAATTCGTAATAGAATTATCAAAACCATAATCAAATATTATATAATTTATTTCTGATGCAGTCATAGCATTTATTCTATCATTAACATATATTGATAATATATTTTTTAATTTATATTGATCGGAATTAGAACTTTTATCCTTCATATGTTTAATTATATTTTCTGATATGTTGCATAATCTTCTATGATTAGTGATATTTATATTTAGAGTATTATCTTTAACAGACCTAATGTAAAACATAATTATATAGTAATATATAATTATTTATCAATTTTTAATTATATACAATTATCGTGATCTGTTGTAAATGTTTTCACATAAGTTTTAAAAGGACCCTTGTCACACTCTCCTAATAATTGAAAATCATAATTACATTTTTTTTCTACATTTTTAGTAGTCTTTGCTTTTGATTGGTAATTAAATAACTCGTGGGAATTTACTTGGTTTCTAAAAGTATCGCTTATCCCATATTGATATATCCAATCTCCCTCTTGAAACTCATCTTTCTTATATATGCAACTTTTTTTACCGATAGACATTCCTGATAAAATATCATTTTCCATATTCTTGATATCACATATATTTTTAAAATAGTTATGGTAATTTTCACATAATTCTAAATTTATATTATTATCAAATAATAATCTCTGTTTATCGGTATAATTTTTTGATAATAAACTCATATTTTTACATGATATTTTTGAACTTAAATCTTTTGAATTATACTCTTTGTTGTATTCTAATTCATAATATTTATTCATAATTCTATCTATATTATAATATATATTAATATTATAATGGGTTAAAACGTGAATATAACCTGGGAAAAGATAATATTATTTATAAATATAAATAATAGTTGTTATATTTAGAAGAATTACGCATATTTTAATGATTTTAAACTTGAGAGAAAATAATAAAGATGAAATAGAAGAACTTATTAATAATCACGATAATGTTGTTATATTATATTATTCTGTTATGTGTTATTATTGCAATCTTTTGAAACCTACCTGGATTAAATTATGCGAATTTCTAAAAGATAAAAAGAATATTGTTATAATTAATGTTGAATCTTCAAATATAAGACATTTTAAAAAAAAGTATATAAAAGGGATTACAGGATATCCTACGATAATAAAATATTGTAAAGGAAAAAAAAAGAGCGAATACAATGGAAATAGACAACTATCGGATTTAAAAAAATTTGCGAAAAAATAATTTAAGGATAAATAGAGAATATTATATATAATGGATAATTTGAATATAGTTGACGATATTATAAATAATAAAAATAACGAACCTTCTCCAGAAGAATTAGAAACTTTTAAAAATCTAGTAAATGATTGGTTTAAATATGATGACCAAATAAGAAAATTAAGTATCGCTATGAAGGAGCGTAAAAATTATCAGCGCGTATTAAACAATAAGATAGAAGAATTTATGTTTAATTATAAATATAACGATTTGAATACACAACACGGAAGAATTAAAACTAATGTAAAGGAATGTAAAGTACCTATTAAAATGAACGATATAAAAAATAAGATTATAAAATATAATGAATTATCGGGGGAAGAATTACTTAAAAAGATTTTTGATGATGAACGCGAAACTATTTTAAAAAAGCATATTAAACGTGTAATTCCTAAAGTATCTTTGACCTTATAATTTTTTATGAAAATATATAATATATATTTACTCACATGGTTGTTTTTTCCATTTAATGCAATACGCTGTACAGATAGTTAAAGCATAATATCCTCTAATATAGCAACCTTTTTTTCTTTCCATTTTATCGAAATGTATAGGAAATCTTTCTTTGAACATTTCTTCAATTTCATAATTTTTTTTACTATGGAACATAAAATTTCGAATAATATCTATAGAATAATTAGATACTATCTCGTTGATATATTCTTGTAAAGCATCCAATACTTTAAAATAGTAAATACGCAAATATTTATCATAAAAGTATTTATATTTTTCATCTTCTACATCATATTCAATATCCTTCATTGTATATTTAAAATCAATGATTTTATCATTAATATCTGGTACTATCAAATGATTTATAAAACAGATCTCGTTGTTCTCAAAACTATATACAATATTGCATTTCCTTTTTTTTGATAATGTAATAATATCTTTTTGAATTTCTTCGGGTAATTCATGGAGAAAATTTCCAGTAAAAATACTCATCTCTAAAATTTAACTGATATAATTTATATAATAAAATATATATATCAATTTTTATTACAAGATAAAAAATATATAACAATAGATGATATTATACTAATAACAAGTTTATGAAAAGCATTCGCAATTATTTTTATTATGTATAGTACTTCTAAATATATCATATTCATATGATGTAGAATAATATGCATTTTTAATATTATTTTTAATTATAGCACTTTGACAATTTAGACACGGGCGTGAATATTTCAATGGATTATCTAGACTTTTCGGACCTATTCTAACAACATATATATCACAATCATTCAATATACCTTTGTATTTTTTCTTTATTTTAGAAATTGCAGAAACTTCTGCGTGCATACTAAAATCCTTAATATAATAATTATATCCTGAAGAAATAATTTTATCTTTGTATACAATTATAGCACCATGTTTATGAGTATAAACAGGAGATTTTGATGCTACTTTAGCGGCAATATTCAAATATCTTCTTTGCTTTTCGTTTGAAATTTTAACACAAGTATCATCATTGCATTCAAAATATTTAGATGTAAAATATCCTAGATTTTTAGAATTATAACTTTCTGTTCCACATTTGTATTTTGGAGTACGTATTTTTGTAGAATTACTCTGTGCATTCCTATCGTCAATCATTATAAGTATCAATTATAATATGTATTATATAATTAGATTTTATATATATAAATTATAAATATATCTTATCAATTTTTATCACAATTATAATAATTAATCTGATTTATTCATTTCGCACCATTTCATGTTCATAACATAAATTATGAACTTTTAATGGTACAGTTCTACCCACTCGTTGTGCTCTTCCAATTGCCTGGCGTTTATCGGCTGCCATTGAATGTAATATAATTACATCTGTTGCAATACTAATATCTATTCCTGAACCAGCATATTGCGTTGTTAATAAAATAACATTTGTATTTTTATATTTAAAGTTATTAAGAATATTCATCATCTGGTTAGTATTGCCTTTAAGACATGCGTGATTAATGTTGTTCGCTGTTAAAATTGCTGTTATCTTAGAAAATGCAGCATCAACTCTACTAAAAATAATAAACTTCCCTGTTTTATTATTTAAAATTAATTCAATGAGTGTGTCTTCTTTACTTAAAATTCCCTTACCAATCACATCCTTATTAATTATTTTTTGTTCTTCAATTTTAATTGGTACTATAGCAGTTAGATTTTCTGTACTTTTAATTTCTGTACGACACGTCGGGCATTTCTTGATATTATCATTTTGTATTGAAGTATTCAATAGATTAATTATGCAAGGGCCGCAAAAAATATGTGTGCAATCTAATAAAATAGGATGTGTAATATTATCTAAACAAATTGCACAAGTTTTATTTTCTATTTCTGATATTCTATCTGTTAAGTCTTTTAATTTTTCTTTTAAATTATTTAATTCAACGTCAATTAAATTTAATTTATTTGTTTTAACATCTTCTGGTATATCCAATAACGATACATAATCGCGTTCCTTGCATTTATTATGTATCGCCTTATTCATATCAGCACATATTAAGTTTGCAATACCCGCCTCTGTTTCATTTTTACCACCTAAATCTTTAATAGCACCTGATATATCATTTGCATTGATTTTTTCTAGAATACTTTGATTAATATATGGTATGATTGCTTTTGAATAATTTGACATTTTACATAAATAAAAATTTTCAATAATTGGTGGAACATTAAAACTCTGTTTAACAAAATCTTTATTACATTTAACTAAAATAAAATTCAAATACTCTTCTTTTATTAATTCTTTTATGTTATGATGTAAAGAATTAGAAGATGAATATAAACGATCACATATATTTAAATATGTCCCGCTAATTAACCATAGATATAAATAAGATAGCGTTTCAATTTTATTTATAATATCATGACATTCGTCAATAATAACACGTTTCCAATTATAAATATATGAAGAGTGTCTAGAGTCTTTAAATATGCTGAGATAGTAAGGGTCATAATATTTAAATAATGTTGTTAATGTAGTATTTTTAATAAGAACAACATCATATTTATTAAAAAATTCTATAATTTCTTCTTCATTTCCGTTAAATTTAGGCATATTTTTATTAATAAAATTTAAATTATCTATCGCTAAATATTTCAAATCTGTTTGTTCTCGCAATGTCCTTTCCCATTGAACATAAACAGGGCCTCTAGGAACAATAATTAATGTTGAACTTATCATATTATTTTGAATAGGAACATTTTTATTACTTGAAGTTAATTTAAAATAATTATATTTCTTACTGCTATGTTGACTTATAATTTTTTGATCATTGATAAATATGTTATTTAATTTATTGTGTGCGACAATAGATAATGCCGTCAATGTTTTTCCATAACCTACAATATCTCCCAAAATACCTATGTTAGATTCAATTTCTTCTCCACTAGAATATTTAATTTTTCTAATATTTTCCATCATAGTTGCTTTATATACGCACGCTAATTGATGGGGTTTTAATTCTCTTTTAATTTTTACCGGTTGTGAAATTCTAGGAGAATCATAATCTAATTCTGTATTATATATTACATTGTCATAATTATAATTGTCATCAAACATTTAATATATATATATTATATAATATGCAAATATATTTTATATACATTTTAGATTTCGCACGCAATTGCGTATAAAATGATATAAGAAATATTTTTATATATAAAACATAATGGAAGAAACTAATAAAACTACAGTAACAGAAGAAATTGAAAAACCTATATTAAAAAAGATTGTATTTGCCTTACCTGGCGACAATTTCAGTTCTAAATTTTTAATTTCATGGACTGCGACAATTAGCAAAGTTCTTGAAATGCAAAAATATGATATAATAATTTCTCCTGCAACAGGTTCATTTGTTTCATTTGTAAGAATGAAAACATTAGGTCTTGATACTCTAAGAGGGGAAGGTCAAAAACCTTTTAATAATCAAGATTTTGATATATGGATTACCATAGATAGTGATATTATATTTACTCCAGAGCAAGTAATAGAATTAATTGAATCTACAGAACATCATCCTGTAGTTGCAGGAATGTACAGAATGTCTGATTTAACTAATTATGCTTTTGTTAAAGATTGGGATACAAATTATTTCAAAGAAAATGGTACATTTAAATTTATTACTCCTGAAGAAATAGAATCATGGAAAAAAGAGACAGGATTTAAATACTACCCAGTTTATTATAGCGGTATGGGATTTATGGCAGTTAAAAAAGAGGTTTTTGATAAAATGGAATATCCATATTTTGACTCTGATTTAACAGTAATAATTACAGATGATGGAAAAACACTAAAAGATATCTGTAGTGAAGATGTAGGTTTTTCTAAAAATATAATTAAAGCAGGGTATCAAATAATGATAAACACAGATATTCGTGTAGGACATCTTAAACAACTTGTTATCTAAGAAAAGCGTACATCATCTTACAATATAAATATGGAACTAATATTTTAAAATATTAATTAAATTATAGAGCATAATGAATAATTTTTTCCCATTAATAGAAAACATTAATAGTTATTATTCTATAGCAGTAATTTTCATATTATATTTATTATATTATTTTATATCAAATTCGTTTATGATATTGATGCTAATATTTATAGGTATATTAATAGGTTTTTATATTGTATATATAATGAGAGATACTATACCATATTTCTATAAAATGATACCTGTATAATTATTTTTTCTTTTTCCGACCTCCTTTAATAACAGGATTTTCTATTTTATTTTCAGGTATTTTAATTGTCTCGTTTTTTGAATTATATAATTTGGTAGAATTTGTACTTTTAGATGAATTAGAAGATTTTGTAGATTCAGTATCAGACGATTTTGTAGAATCAGTATCTGACGATTTTGCAGAACTAGTTCTTTGAATTATATTTTCAATATTATTAACATTTTGTACATTATTTGTTTTATTATCTTTGTTTTCATCATTCTTTTGTGTTGAAAAAATATCAAATATTGATTTTTGTGATTCAGGTTCATTTGGTTCATCAGATTTTTTAAATTGTTCTATAAAAGGTACATTTGACTCCTTAGATTCTTTTAATTCTGATGTTTTTTGCAAAGGATATTCTGGATTATTGAGAGTTCTGGTAGAAGATTCGGGTTGATCAGTATTTGGAGCGAAAATGGACATAAACGAAGAAGATTGTCTAGAAGGTTCTTGAACTATAGGTTGAGGTACTATAGATTGAACGTTTGGTGCTGTTACAGCAACTGCAGTAGCAGCAGGAGCGAACATAGACATAAATGATGAAGATTGTCTAGAAGGTTCTTGAACTATAGGTTGAGGTACTGCAGATTTAGTTTTTTCAGTAGGTGCTGGAGAGAACATAGACATAAATGATGAAGATTGTCTAGAAGGTTCTTGAACTATAGGTTGAGGTACTACAGATTGAGCTTTTTCAGTAGGTGTAGGAGAGAACATAGACATAAATGATGAAGATTGTCT